CGAAAAATGGCTAGACTCCGCTTCACAGGCCAGAGAGATGGTAGACAAGTACAAGTTGAAGGAACAAGCACTAGGGGGAGGATGTCTTGTACAGGAACTCTGGAACTTCCTGGTTTCAATACCCACTATAGAGCAGCAGGCTGAGGTTTTTGGGTTCTTGAAATTAATGGGCCATCCTTATGTCAATCCCCGTACTGGGTGTAAGAAAGTCCAGTCAATTGTCCACACACCTGATAAGATGGAGTTCGAAGCGTGTGAAGCTCTTGGTCATAGCTTCTGTCACTTGTACACCAAGGGTTATCTCGCCATAAAGGGGGAATGGCCGCCTCTTGAGTTCACTCCCCGTCCAGGGGGTGTACCAACCCGTTTAGAGGAGCTTTGCCGTAAGTCTCACCCAACCCTGGCGTTTGGGTTCACACAGTACAACCAATCAGATTGGGAGTGGGCCACATTTCTTCCCCATATTTCCTACGATATGGGTGCTGACATTCTGGATTTAATGTCAGATAAGGCACTCTCCAATCCTCGATCTGAATTTGATGCTCCCTGGTATGGAAAACTTGACTATAACCCTCCACGGGCAACAGGATCTAAACGGGTACTCGAACAGCTGCTGGTCAAGGACAAATTGAACATGGAAGAGGTAGTGAAACGTGTCCAGTCTGGAGATATTCCCTTTGATTGGAAGATCGTCTCTGTTAGTCCGAAGGAGAGGGAAATGAAGCTAGATCCGAGGATGTTTGCTAAAATGGTCCTCGAGATGAGGTCATTCTTTGTTTTGTCGGAGAAGAACCTTAAGGAGGGGGTGTTCAAATACATCAATGAACAAACAATGACACTAAATCGTCAAGAACTTCTAGCCCGGTTCTTGACTCTGACCAAACCGAACAGTGATAGGTGGGTTCGTTTGACTGTAGAGATAGACTACAGCTCATGGAACCTTCATTTCTCGTCACAAAACAACGACCCTGTGGGTAACCGTCTTAACCAAATATATGGTCAAGAAGGAGTCTATACTGCTGCCCACAACTTCTTTGATGAGTGTCTTGTTGTGATGGACAACGGTGATTATCCTCCTGAGGGCCTGACTACGGAGACACGAGAACAGGTCTTGAATGGAGAGATGTACCTAGACACAGTTTGGTCGGAGCATGACAGGGGATTCGAGGGAATCACCCAGGGTGTATGGACTGTGAGCACTACTGCATTAGGACACCAAGCAGTCCAGGACATGGGAATCCCGTTCATACAGAGTGGACAGGGTGACAACCAGGTATACACTTTCTCTGTCTACATTCCTGATGGGGTGGAGAGATGTGACATCAGTGACTATGTCCGAAACCTAGAGAGAGAAATATTGACTAGATTAAATTACACTGCTGCCCAGGTTGGACATGAGATAAAGCCAGAGGAATGCATCTGTTCAACTAGCTTCTTCTCTTATGGTAAGGAGATCTATGTTGATGGGGTGTACGTCCCATCACTCCCGAAATTTGTTTCAAGGATCTTTCCTACCACAACCTCAGACTCCCCCAGTACCTACGAGATGATCGCCACTGTTGCATCAGGTGGGACAGCCGCCACTGAGAAGAGCAACATATCCATCCCTTGCCTATCCCTCTGCAAGTTCATTGAGAGCTTAACAATACGTCGCAGTGTTAACAGGTCAATGTTACATAAGGGTCTGCTCCTTGACGAGCTCCAGCTGCTATCTGGAGGTGATGCAAAGGTCGAACAGGTGGTACTAGATCTGCTGTGTACCATTCCCGGGAACCTAGGAGGACTTCCGATCTCATCACCGCTTGAGTTTCTCTACCGCGGCCACTCTGATCCTGTAGCATCAAGTTTAACTGGTCTCCTTTTTCTTCAGAACATTCCCGGGGTCCGGGAGTATCTGACCTGTTTAGAGAAGGGCTGGTTCTTCAAGCTCGAACCACAGCCCCAAGGGCTGATACTTGATCCCTATTCCCTCCCATTTGACACTCCCTCTCCCCCTTCCACTGCTGTATCAGCTGAAGTGACTCCGGTGCTCCTTCAGGTTGTAAAAAATCAAGACCTTGTTGAACTGAAACTTGTAGCAAGTGAAGAGGTCAGAGCAGCTCTATTCACTTGGTTGGGTTCGGTCGCACCATTCTATCCGAAGGTGAGCCATGATCTCTACAAGTGTTCCCCAGTCGGTGTACTTGATGGTCTCACAAAACGATTCACAAACACACGGACCCTGATCAACCTAACAAAGCAAGCCGGAACTAACCTTGCCAGGGTGTCTATCAATGCTGACTTAAATTACCTCCGTAGTACCATAAGACGAGTGATGAAAGTATTCAAAGTTGGAAAGGCTTTGTCCGATATTCATTCTCCCTCCAACAGTTATGAGGTCATCAGAAAGCTTCGGAGATCATGGGGGCTCGGAGACCTAGAAGGAGTAACAAACCTACACCCTCTCTCTTCGGGGCGGATCCTCAGCCTGCCAGATGGACATCGTGAGCTTTGTGGGAGTGGAGAGGTAGTGTGTATGAGTCCGATTACAAACTCTGACTCATGCCACTCAACAAGAGGTCCATACACCCCCTTCCTTGGGAATAAAACAGAGGACAAGATGGTAGGAAAGTGGGTACGTCCTGTCGACTCGTCCCCTCCACTTCGGGATGTTCTAAAGATATTGATGATCCAAGAAATGATGACAATTCCAGGGAGTAGGCTCTGGCTGGCCCTGGATACTTTGGCCCAGTCACGGACAACAGTCAGCCTGGACCTTCTGCGAAACTTCCTAAGGACAAAGTTCGGAGGAACAAATGCCCATAGATATCGGA